AGGCATGTGAGTTAAATCCCAGATTATATAAGGTATTGTTTGAAGGATTGTCGAATGATATAGAGAATGACTGGGAGGATTCACCAGATAAAAAACATGACCAAGATAGTGAGGGTGGATCGTTTTTAATTAGTCCTAGGGATTTACATTTACATGGAATAAAACCAGTTAATATTTTAATGGAATGGATTAGTAGTTTAATACCAAGAGTTACACATTATTATTCTAGTCCTGATCCTATTGAATTTAACTATGATGATTATCTACCTTATTCTGATAATGGTGGAGGAAAGTATAATTTTGATATAAGCAG